CGATCGGTGGTGAGACGGTTACGCTGGTCGCTGGCAACCTCCCGCCGCACGCGCACACGCTGCCCACGACGGTGGCCGTGCAGTCGGGCGCCGGCACCAACGTCCTCGGCACCGCCGGCGCCGGCAACAACTCGGGCAACGGCCCCGGCGCGAGCACCCCGGCGAACAAGATGCCCTGGGGCAAGCTCGGCACCTGGTACATCAAACTGTGAGGCAGCATGCTGCAAGGAACCCTCGCCCAGGCCTCCAATCGCACGACGTTCGAGCTCCGCGTCCAGGTGCTCGACGACGAGACCAAGTCGCCCATGGACCTCACTGGGCTGACGCTCGTCTTCGCGCTCTGCCCGCGCGGCACGTTCCCCTATTGGTGGGGCGATGCCGGCAGCACCGCGACGCTGGTGGCCTCGACGATCCCCGGCCAGGCGGGCGACATCTTCGTCATCGACCCGGCCTTCGGCGTGGCGCAGATCGTCTTCCCGGCGAGCGCGATGAAGGTCTGCGCGCCGGCGGACTATGACGCGGGCTTCACCGCGAAGACTGACGACACCGACATTTGCCAGGTATTCATCGGCGGGATCTCCGTCGTCGAAGGGGTGGTGACATCGCCATGACGAGCCTCAATCTCACTGTGCGGGCGCTGACCAAGTTTCCGGCGCGGGTCGCCGCCGGCGTCGGCATGCTCATCACCAAGGTGAACGGCATCTGGACCTTCGCCTTCTCGGGCGCCAACGTCCCGCCCGGCAACGTCAGCGATCCAGCCAACACCGACATCTTCGTCGAGATGCCCGACGGCTCGATCGCCAAGGTGCCGGTGAGTGTCGTCAACCCGGGCCTGGTGCCGTTCCAGACCGGCCGGCGCAATGCCTTCATCAACGGCGGCTTTCAGGTCAACCAAAGGCGTTTCGCGGCTGCCGACTTCGTCGCCGCGACGCGCCAGGTCGCGATCGATCGGTGGGGCTGCAAGACGGGCGCCGGCGTGCCTTCGTTCTTCAGCCAAAGTGCGTTCAACAACAATCCGCCGGCGCCCGACGGGCGGGCCTATCAGCTTCTCCAATTCAGCGGCAACGCTGGTATGACGACCTTCGACATCGATCAACGGATCGAGGCGAGGAACATGGGCCCGCTTCTCCGCGGGACCGCAGTCACCTTCTCGGCCTACATCTTCAATCTTTCCGGCGGCGGCGCGACAGCCTTTACGCCGACGCTTTTCGTCGAGACGCCGACGGCGCTCGACAATTGGGCGGTGAGCAACGTCCAGAACGGCGGCGGCGCCGGCGAGGCGCTGCAATCCTGCCCGGTGAACGCCTGGACGCGGGTCACCTGGAGCGCCAACATCGCCGGCTACGCCAATATAGGCAACGGCATTGCCTTCCGGCTGCGCATTCCCAACGGTTCACTCGACGCATCCGGCAAGAGCCTGCTGCTCGCTCAGCTTCAGGTCGAGGAGGTCAACGCGGTGGGCGATCCGCCGAGCCTCTTCGAGCCGGTCGACTTCGCCACCGAGCTGGCTTCGTGCCAGCGGTTTTTCTCCAAGACGTTTCCCTACACGACGAAGCCGGCGCAAAATGTCGGCGTTACCGGCGGCTACTATTTCAGTCAAAATGTCGGGGCGGCAGCGGGGATGACTGGCGCCCCGGTTCGCTTCGGCACCGTCATGCGAACGCTGCCAACCCTTGTCCTCTTCAATCCGTCGGCCACCAATGCCCTTGCTCGAAACACGACCGCTGCCGCTGATTGCTCCACCACGGCGCCGGTTGGCACGGCGGACAGCGGATTTGCCCTATCGGTGACGACGGCTGCCGGCAGCGCGGCAGGACAGGCAAACATTATCCACTACACTGCCGACGCGGAGCTCTGATCATGGCAGTCACCTACGCTCAGTGGACCGACGACAGTCGCACGATGATCTCGGCGACGATCGACGACGTCGAGGGCATGTTCGTGCCCGATGATCCTGCGAACCCCCAGCGCCAGCGCATCGCTGAGTGGGAGGTCGGCCCGCCGCCGCAGCAGATCGAGGACCCGCCGCCGGTGGTGGCAACCAAGCCGGCGGGGCCGAGCATTGAGGAGCGGCTCGACGCGCTCGAGGCGAAGGTCGGTAAGTAATGGTCGTCGTCGTCCCCAACATCCCGGTCGATCAGCAGACCGTCGTCCGCGGCGAGCGGGATGTTGCCGACGGCGACTGGTATCGCTTCTGGAAAGGCGAGGCGGACGCGATCCGCGAGCTGCAGACCGCCTACCCGGTCACCGACGGTGCAGCGGGGGTCGGATGGACGACGCCGGCGGTGCCGAACCTCACCTTCGGCGGGGCCGCCGTGGGCATCACCTACAGCGCGCGCCTCGGTCGCTACTACAAGCAGGGCCCCCTCGTGCATTTCTTCTACAATCTCCTCCTCACGAGCAAGGGCGTGTCGGTGGGCAATGCTTCGCTCGAGGGGCTGCCATTCGCGAATAGCACCGAGCTCGCTCCGGTCTTTCCGCTGCGGGTCAGCGGGATGACGGCGGGCGTGGGGGACACGATGACGATGGCCCTGCTCGCTGCCGGCGCCAGTGCCATGACCCCGCAGAAGGGGAACCTCGCCGGCGGCTACGCCACCATGACGGATGCTGACTTCGGTAACTTCGCTGTGATCCGCGTCAACGGGACGTACTACACGACACCATAGGAGGCTGAGATGCCAATCGGACCAGACGGCATGCCGGTAAAAGTAGCGGGGCAGCGGCGCCCGATGCAGCGTATGCAGCGACCTCAGATGCAGCGCCCGATGGGCGGAGGCGCCGCCCGCGGGGCGGCACGCCAGGCCGCGGTCGCCGGCATGGAGCGGCCGATGGGCGGGCCACCGATGGGCGCCACATTGCCGCCGCAGAAGGGCCAGGTCATGGGGGCTCCGACGCCCGACATGGCCATGCGGCCTGGCGGCATCGGCTCGCCTCGGATCGCGCCGATCAACACGCCCGAGATGGCGGGCGGCGGCATCGCACCAGGCGGCGCCACATTGCCGCCACAGCCGCCGCAGAAGGGCCAGGTCATGGGGGCTCCGACGCCCGATATGGCCATGCGGCCTGGCGGCATCGGCAGCCCGCGGATTGCACCGATCAGCCTGCCCGAGGCGCAGCAGCCGCAGCCGCAGCCGCAGCCGCAAGTGCAGTCGGCAGTGCCGCCGCCACCGGCACCGCCGCCGGTGATGGGGGCGACCCAGGACCCCGGCATGGCGCAGGCTGGGCAGATGCAGGCGGCTGCGCTGGCGCGCGGTGCTGGCGGGATGCCGCCGCCGAACCCCATGAAGATGGGCATGCCGCCGGCAAACCCCGGCATGGCGCAGGCGGGGCAGATGCAGGCGCCGGGGGCGCCGGTCATGCGCCCGCCGATGAAGGCGGGGCTGGCCACCGGCGCCGCTCCCGGGGGAGCGATGCCGGCGCGGCCGATCAACTATGCGGCTGGTCTGGGCGGTCAGCGACCAGGGATGTGAGCGCCGGGAACGTCGCCTCCAGCTTTCCGATCATGTCCTTGACGAGCGTCTCGATCAGCCCGTTGCTGTAGGCGGCGCTGGCGATTACCACGCGGAGTTTCTCGTTCTCAGCCTTCAGCCGGGTGATTTCGGCGCGGGCCTCGATAAGGTCGTCACTGTTGCTGCGGCGTGTTTTGCTCAATGGACTTCCTCCCTCTTGTCTACCCCGGCCACGGGCATGCCGTGCGCTTACGGGTTCCGCCGCGGAGCACCGTCCCGTCGGAGCTGCGATAGCTCCGGTAGTGGACCCGGCACCACTTGTCCTTCGCGGTCGGCACGATGTTGGTGTCGGGCGCCATGCCGGGGTCTGGCGCCGTGCTGTAGTCGCTCGACTTGTCGATGCGGACGACGACAGGCGGTTCGTCGAGGAGAATGCAGTGGGCTTCCGCCGACATCTCGATGGCCTGCTGTAGATCGACGTCGTCGGTCGCGTCGAAGACGATCTTGCCGAGCTGCTGGCCAACCTGGTGGCAGGCGGTGGGGTCAGCGGCCCTGGCCTGCCGCACGGTGGTGTCATAGGCGGCCTCGATGACGAGGGCCCCGCAGCAAGCCCCGAAGACGAACCAGCGCGCTCGACGGGCATCGTGGTTGCGGCGGAAGAGGTGCACGAGCCAGATCATAGACGTGTGAACCTGTCGCGGATCATGTCGCACTCGCCGGGGGAGCCCTTGCCGGCGACGCGGGCGAGGTGAGCGTCGCGTATGGCGACGACTGCGGTCTCGGCATCGCTGCCCTCGGCGAAGCCTTCATCCTCGAGGAAGTTGACGGTGCCCTTCTGCACGGTGCGCTGCGACTGGGCGCCCATCAGCATGTCGGCAAACTTGCGGACCTTGGCGGCCTGCTCGGTCGTCAGCTTGAGGGCGGGGCCTGCCCCCGCTGCGGGTGCAGCCGCGGCGGGGGCAGTAGCGGCGGGCGGTTCCTCTTTGGGGGGCGCCGAGGCAGGATCCGCTTGCGCCGTATTGGTCGCCCCCGAGGCGGGCTCGACCGCCTTTTGCGAAGAGGACGGAGTTGCCGTCGCCTCGGGAGCTGCAGCGGCTGTCTGAGGCGCCGCTGGTTTCGTGGCTTCGCCTGTCTTCTTGTCGACGACGTCGCCGTCCTGATCAAGGTCGGTGTAGTCGTCATCCCCGTTGTCTTCGGTCGGGCCGGCGAGGGCCGCCATCTTCTCGGAGAGCGTCCGCTGGTCGACCTTCTTGACTTCGGCGCGCTCGGCCTCGTCCTGGAACATCTGTTCGTCGCGACGGAAGATAAATTCGAGGTCGGCCGCCATCGGCAGCACCTTGGAGTGCCGGCGGGCGACGGTCTTCCGCGCCATCTCCTCGTACCAGCTGACCCAGGGGCCGCTGTCCTTGGCCTTGGACACGGCGCGGACCTTCTCGACCTCCTCGCGCGTCATAAACTCCCGGCTCTTCTCGCCGGTCTTCAGCACCGCGATCGAGTAGACCGCCACCATGGGGCCGGCGTCGGTCATGGCGGGGCGGTGGACGAGGCGCGGGTTGTCGCCGAGCTCGTACTCGAAATGGTCGTTCTTGTGGACGACGTAGGTCTCCCAGGTGGCGATCTCGTTCGACTGGCGGACCTTCTTCCTGATGCCGGCGATCATCGGCATGTACTGGACGACATCGCCGCCCTTGCCGCTGAAGATGACAAAGGCGGCCTCGCGGCCGTCGGGCATCAGCCCATCGCGGGCGCACTTCATGGCGGCGACCCAGAGCGAGCGGCGGGTCAGCCGATTGAGGGCCTTTAGCTTGGGGTTCTGTGCGACCGCCGTCTGGATGATTTGCAGGAAGCGCTCGACCGGAACATGGGCGGGCAGGGCCTCGCGAAACTGTTCTGCGCGGGAGACGAGGTCATCGTCGAACGGGACGATGGCGTTGGCCTGGGCAGTGGGGTCGGCGGTGGTCTCGTTCACTGGCGTGGCTCCTTCACGGTGAGGCTGATGTAGCTGTTCGCTTCGACGCTATACGCTTTCCTCTCGACGCGCTTGCGGATTATGCACCGACCGTCGGAAAGATACCCGATGCCGGCGTCGCCCATGGCCGCCATGAAGCGGCCCTTGAGGATGGCGCGGCGCTCGTTGTCGAGCTTGATCCGAGCCTTCAGGTCTTCGTCTTCGTCGGCGAGCTCGACGAGCTGGTTATCGCTGCGGAGGTCGACGGTGCCGCCGATCGAGGTGTAGAGGCCGGCGAGCACCTCGGCATCCTTGGGGCTGGTGATGTCGGGCGGCCGGCTGTTCTCGACGCGCTGCCAGAACTCTCGCACCTCGCCCTCGATGTGGGTAATGAGCGTCGGCTCGTGCGGGATCTCGATCTCGTGGACCTCGATCGAGAAGCCGATGACGAGCGGCACGACCAGGGCGTAGGAGGCGCCGGTCAGCTCGCGCTCGATCGCGGCTTGGCAGACGATCCAGAGCGGCGGCTCGATGGCCCCGTCAGAATTACGCCAATTTCGCTTGAATATTGACGGTTCGACCGACTTGAACTGGATGACCCCGTGGCCCTCGCGCTCGGGCATCTGCACCAGGGCGTCGGGCGTGGCGCCGAGGCGCCGGGCGCCGTCGCGGTAGTAGGCCTGCGGGTTGCGGATGATCCAGTCGGGGTGGTCGCGCTGCAGCTTGGCGATCGCCACCGGCTCGAGCAGGATCCCGCGCTCCATGGGGCCGGTGACCTCGCCGGCGGGCCGGATGCTCGACTGGCGCTTCTCCACGTAGAGCTCGAACGCGCTGAGGTAGGGGTGGATGCCGAGGAGGGCTGCCGCCTGGCTGGCGGTGACGTCCTGGAGGCGGGTGTGCAGCCATTGATCGCGGCTGGTGATGGGGATGATCTCGATCACTTGGCGAGCTCCCAGATGCGGTAGTGGCTCTCGTAGACATTGACGATGGTCACGAACCCCTCGCGGCCGAGCTGGCAGCGCGCATCGTCCGACAAGGCCTGCTCGTCCGAGCTGTGGATGACGAGGGTGCGGGCCTCGATGCCGCCGGCGTCGAAGGTGAGGTTGGTCTTCGTCTTGGCGGCCTGGTCGCGCATGGCGACGACATTGGCCTCGCGGCTTTCGCGGGTCGCTCCGGGGTCTGGCTGGCAGGCCAGGGCGGCGATGGGGAGGAGGACTGCTGCGGCGATCATCAATGGATTTCTCCTTTTTCGAGTTCGATGGTCTGCATCGCCATGATGGTGAGGTGGTCGCCGCCGCCGCGCACGAGGGTGCTGGCGACGCAATCGAGGAAGAACTGGATCGCGCCGGGGTTACTGTTGGTGCCATAGAGGCAATAGGCGGAGAGGGCGCCGAGGGCGTTGAGCTCCTCCATTGCGAGCTGACGGGGGCCGGCGGTGGGCTTGCGTTTGACGGCCCACGCTTCGACGGCCTTCAGCAGGGCATCGTAGAGCTCCAGGGTGCTCGCGCGGTCAGGGCTGGGGAGTTCGTCCATGCTGCTCGCTCCTGTCTTTGATGCAGGCGATAGTGCCGACCTTCCAGCCGTTGAGATAGACGTCGAGGCATTCGGGGTCGCGGAAGGCGGGCGGGCGGAAACGGGCGTCGTAGCCGTCGCGGTAGCCGCGCTCGGCCCAGACCTCGGTGCGCGAGCGCGGGGTGCGGATCGTTCTCATTGATCGAACCCTTCGGGTGGATTGAGCAGATCGCAGATGCCACCGTAGGGGTCTTCCTCTGGCGACATAAACGACGCGGAGTAGCGGCCGTCGGCGCCGTACGTATCGACATCTTCGCGGCCGGTGCGGGGGTCGAGGACCGCGGCGACGATGGGGGCGCGAGGGTCTTTGATGTCGGTGGCCAGTATCCGCACACGGTAATTGTAGAAGGTGCGAACCGGCTTCGTCGGATCGAATGGTGTCCCTTTCGGGATCACGTAGCTGGCGGGGCAGATGTAGGGGCGGCCGTCGTCGTCATCGCCCCAGTTAATCTGATAAGTTCCGTCGCGCTTGACCTTGGCAATCGTGGCCGGATACCAGGCCTCGTCGCCGGGCTCGACATAGTCGTCGACTGATCCCGAGAGGAATGCGTAGACCTTGTCGCCTTTCTTCATCCGCGCACCTGTGCGGATGTCATCTCGACGATCGAGGCGCCCTTGAGCTCGCGATGGCCGGCCTTGACGTAGGCGCGGACGGCCTGCTCGAGCTGCGAGCGGGTGAAGAACGGCCGCAGCCGATCCATGTCGAGCTCGTCGATGTCGATGATCTCGCCGACCCAGGTAGTGCGGAGCGTCGACAGCTTGCCGCTCTCGGAACGACCGCGGACGACGGCGGCCGGCTTCTGCTCGGCGAGCTGCGAGGCGGCCATGGCGCTTGCCGTGTGGCGGTCGGCCTCCTGGGTCTTGCGGGAGGCCTCCTCGTTGGCCTGGCGGCGTCGCCTGGCGTCGTCTTCGTCCCGGGCCGCTGCTCGGGCCTTGGCGGCCTCCTCCTCCGCTTCCTTGGCCCTCCTACGGGCTTCGGCGGCCTCGGCCTCCTGGCGGGCGCGCTCCTGCTCGCGGAGGCGGTTCAGATAGGCGGTGAGGCAGTTGTTGAGGTCGTCGGTGACCTCGTTCAACTTCCTCGCGATCGCGAAGAAGAAGCCGTCGACCGCTCGCTCGCTCGCCAGGTAGGGCGCCTTCTCCGCGGTGCGGACGCTTTCGATGTGCTTCGCCGTCTTCTGCATGCGCGAGATCATTTCGGCGAAGCGGTGGCGCTCGCTGTCGTCGAGCACCTCGGTGGGGAGCTCGGCGGCCTCGGCGTCGTAGGCGTCGACGGCCTCCTGCAGATGGGCGTAGTCGACCGCGAGGCGGGCGATGACGTCGGGCCCGGGGTCGGGCTGGTTGGTGCGGTCGTTCACGGGCGGGGCTCCTTGTGTAGGAGCAGCCCCGGCGGTGGGAGCGGCGGGCTGGCCGCCGGGGCTGCGTTTGCCGACGCTGCGAGGACGCCGGCAATGAGAAGGGTGCGATTCACGAGCGTTTCTCCAGTTCGATGATGACGTCGCGGCCGGCCTCGAGGCCGCCTTTGCTGATGCGGCAGACGAAGGCGCGGAAGAGGAGCGGATTGGCCGGCTCGGGCCGCACGTCGCGGACGTAGGCCTTCACCCCGAAATAGCGCCGGGCGATGCGCTCGGCGTAGACGCGGGCGGCCTCCTCCGGTGTCTCGGCGAGGACGAGCTTCATGCGGTCGGAACCCCAAAGGGACAGGGTCATCGGCTGATCTCCTTCTCGAGCATCTCGGCGCCGCGGCTGGCGTTCCACATCAGGGCCAGCTTCTCGAGCCGGATGCGGGTGAGGGGGTGGCGCCCCTTCTGGGACGCCACCGCGAAGAGGTGGTTGTTGCCGAGCACGAGGCACCAGCAGCCGCCCTCGAAATAGCCGACGTTTTTCCACCACTCGCATTTCATCGTTGGGATGTTCACTTGCGTTGCTCCGTGAGCTGGTAACGGTAGCGCCGGATCTGGATGCCGGCGCGATCGACGCGCCGGGCGGCGCGCAGCATTTTGTCGAGCCAGCGGTCATGGTCGGCCTGGGCCTTGGCGAGCTTCTTCTCGATCGCGGCCTGCTTGGCCAGCTTGACGCCGACGGCGATGGTGACGGGCGCCCTCGGCCCCACCACCAGCGGGGCCTGGAGCACGTCGTCGAGCGGGTCGTTGAGGTCGGCGGTCATATGCCGCTCTCCTCGAGCTCGCGGGCGAGGTCGAAGAGCCGATAGGCCTGGCGCCGGTAGAAGTCGGCATCCTCGCAAGTGTCGCCGCCTTGGACGGCGCGCGGGTCGGCGGTCTTGAGCCAGAGCTCGTCGAGCCGATCGGCTTCGGCGCGGTAGGCCCTGGCCAGGGCCTTCGTTTCGCGGAGGAGGCTCATCAGAAGCCTCCCAGCAGGACGACGGTCCAGTAGTCGGAGCCGGGGGCGTTGTGGTCGACGCGGAAGGTGAGGCCTTCGCGCACGAGGCCGGCGATGATCTTGACGAGCTGGTCGGTGTGAACGTTGCGGATGGTCATTGGGGTCTCTCCTTTTAGTCCTCTTCGCCCCCTACATCTACTACGTCGTGCATAATTCTGCAAGCCCCCCTGGCGCCGATTATGTACTGGGGGCTATCATGCGTCGACACATAGGAGCGGACGATGGTCCTGAAGATTGCACACGATTGGAGCCTCGACGAGGGCCAGCGGCTGAAGCGCTCGCGCAAGGCCAAGGGCTGGTCGCAGTGGGAGCTCGCGAAGAAACTGGGTGTGGATCAGTCTATGGTCTCGCGCCTGGAGAAAGGCAGGCCTCCGTCGACAGTGGTTGCGGCGGCGGTCAGGCTATACCTCAACCACTATTCTGGAGGCTGAAAGCATGGTCAAGAAAGCGAAGGCGACGAATATGATCAATCCCGAGAAGGCGGCGCACTTCTTCAAGGAATTTGAGGATTTGGAGACCGAGCGACTGGCGCGACACTCGAGCTACATGCAGGACATGAAGAGTGTGCGCGAGGACAAGCGGGAGGTCCGCTCTCGCGCCAAGGACAGCGGCATCCCGCCGGCGGTCTTCGACGCCGAGATCGCGGAGCGGGCCTGGGCGAAGAAGCGGGAGCAGAGGCTCGAGCAGATCCTGGCGATCGAGGATGCGGCCGTGCTCTGGCGGGAGCTGCGGGCGCATTTCCAGGAGGACGTCACCTTCATTCCGAAAGACCCGCCGCCGCCGCCGCGGAAGGACCCTGAGCTCGGCCCCGACGAGGTCGAGGAAGAGCAGGAGGATGCGTGATGGGTGGCATGTCGCAAGCGCAAAACGGCTTCATGCACGCCAGGCTGCACGAGCTGGTCAAGCTTCGGGCTATGATCCGCGATGCGGGCCCGACCAGCCGGGAGCTATCGCTGGCCTTGACGAGTATCCAGCAGGGCGAGCTGTGGCTGGCGGAGGCTCTCCGCATTGGGGATCCGTTCAACCCCGACAATCTTCGCATCACTCCTGAGCAGATCGCGGCGCTCATAGTCGAGAAGCCGGATGCTGATCCTGGCTCTCGATAACGGTTATCGGACGGGCTTTGCCGAGGGGGAGGCCGGTGGCCGGCCCTCTCGGTCGGGCTCCGAGAAGGTCGACGTGCCCGAGCTGCTCCGGTGGCTCAACAAGGCGTTCAAGCGGCAGCTGCCTCGCCTGGTGGTGGTTGAGGATGTGCTGCCGCTGAAGGCCTACGCGCGGCTCGGGACGGCCGAGCATTCGGTCTATGACGCGCTCCGCCGGCGGGGCGTCGTGGAGGCCTGTTGCGGCCTGTGGGGCGTCGAGCTCAGGGCGGCGCCGGTGCTCGCGGTGCGGAAGCATTTCACGGGCCGCGTCAGCCATGGCAGCCAGAAGGATGGCAAGCGGGCGACGATCATGCGGTGCCGGCAACTCCGGTACATCGCGAACGACGAGGCGGACGAGGATCGCTGTGACGCGCTGGCGATCTGGGATTGGGCGAGCGCGACGATCGCGCGGCGACCGCCGCGGGAGTTGGTCCTATTCGGAGGGTGAACCCTATGACTGACAGGTGCAAATTCTGCGGGCTACGGCACATTGACCTATGCCCGCGCATCAAGGCGATCGAGTACGACCAGATGCGCGACCTTCGCGAGGATGATGGGGCCGGGCCCCTTTGGGGGGTGAAGCGGATCGAGTTCCACGGCGCCAACTGGCGCGAGCGGGTGACGGGAGTAATGGACGATGGGTGAGGCGAAGGCGAAGGCGGCGATCGAGGCCAAGGCGCAGGCCGAGGCGCTCGAGAAGATGCTCGAGATAGCGGTGAGCGAGGACGACATCCTCATCGGGGCGGCGTGCATCGCGGTGCTCGGCGACTTCTGGCCGAAGGACATCGCCGGCGTGTCGGCCGAGGATCAGCTTGGGCAATACTGGGCGTACATGCGGCGGGCGCTGCGGCGGGAGGCGGTGCCGGTGGTGTGGAACCGGATCCGCTGCCTGACCGAGGCGATGGCGCACGACCATGATCTGCTCGTCCTGCTCAAGGGCGAGGAGACGGGTGAGGGCATCCGCTTCGATCTCCAGAACCGCACCTTTCGGCGGGTGTGCGCGACGATGCCGATCTCGCTCAATCGGGAGGGGGCGAACAGCGTCACCTCGAACGTGTTCGTGCCCTACGACGTGCTGCGGTCTCTGTGTGCGGGGCCGACGTGATGGGGCGGATCAGGAGGCACTTCACCAAGGGCAAGCGGAAGCCCAAGCCGCCGACCTGGGAGCAGGAGCGGGCCACGCTGCGAGCGAAGATCGCCGAGCTCGAGGAGCGCGTGAAGACGAGGGACCAGGAGCTCTTCAAGGAGTATCGCCGGCGGAACCGGGCGAACGAGCGCGTCAACCAGATCCAGTACCAGCTGCGGCGTGCGCTGCCGGCGGAGGCGCTGGCGAAGCAGGGCGCGATCGACCTGTTCGCGCATGTGTTCGCCGACATGATGAAGCAGGCCACCGACAACCGGGTCTGCGAGGCGCTCATGCAGATCGGGCCTCACGTGATCAGCGACTTCAGGGTGGGCGGTGACATCGACGAGGAGAAGCAGCCGCCGAGCCTCTGGCTGACGCTGCCCGAGCTCGAGATACGCATCCGCGTCGACGAGCGGCTCTACCCTGCCGGCCGGCTGACGCGGGAGGCTGCAGAGAAAATCCTGGGGCGGCCGGTGCCGCAGATCGAGGACAAGTCCAATGGCCAAACGTGAGCGAAATAAATTCCCGATGCTCATCGGGTCGTTTGAGAAGAGCGACGCGGAGGATGTGCGGGTGGAGCTCGACCAGTTTCACGACTGGAACGTCGTCTCTCTGGCGGTGTGGTACATGACCAAGGGCGGGACGTTAGCCCCTCGCCACGGCGGGGTGGTGATGCGGGTTGAGCGGCTTCCTCGCCTCATCACGCTCCTCGAAAAGGCCTTGGAGGAGGCGATCGCGCTCGGGATGTTGGCCGATGACTAAACCATCTGGCGGCTATCTGAAGCTATGGGACTACTCCCAAAATCTGAAGGTTCGGACCCTTGATGATTTATGCTTCCGTGCATGGGTGAACGCTCTCGTAGCGGCCTACAAGTGGAGGCAGAACGGTGTCCTACCGCCTGTCGAATGGTTGGTGCTTTGGTTCGGAATGGATGCGTTTCGGTGGGATGCCGCCCTCATAATGCTGGCCGAACGGGGTCTGATCGACCGTCAACCGGGTGGCTCTGGAGGGGTGCGATACGTCGTTCACGATTGGGGCGAATGGCAAGAGAATACAACGCCATCAGCCGATCGGATGAGACGAAAGCGAGAGCGCGATCGAGGGCGTAACGGTGACGTCACCGCTGTCACCAGTGACACCCCCTCTTCAGCTTCATCTTCAACATCATCTTCAACATCAACATCAAAAGAGCGCGCAGGCGCGCGCAAGACGGCTTCGCCGGTTTCGACTTCGTCTCAATCAACACCACAAAAACAAGGCCTCCGCCCGATCGACGACGACGAGCCCGAACCAGCCGCCCCGCTTCAGGCCCAAAGCGCCGATCCCCTCTTCGCCGAGGTCTACCGGCGCTACCAGGAGTTCGGCGATGCCCGCTCCCCGATCGACCGGGCCCGGGCGGCTTGGGACGCCATCGACGCCGGCGAGTGGATCACGGTCCTCGAGGGCCTCGTCGTCTGGGCCCTGATCGAGGGCAAGGCCAAGCGGGCCGAGCCGGATCGCAAGGTGAAATACCTCGACACCTGGCTCCGCGATCGGCTGTGGTCGCAGTACCGGCCGAGCGCTCACCCCGAGTTCGCTCAGGTGGCGAAGCGGCTGTCGCAAAAATGGCTTGACGACGCATTCCGACAGGTGGAGGCTGGGTGATGGCGGACGAGCTACCGCTGGGCGATACCGAGGAGGATATTCTCAATGTTGCCAAGGTCTTACGGGTAGACTTCCTTGATGTCTTCGCCGCCCATCCCGTCCACAAAAAACAGGCTGCTCGCCAGGATTTGGACGCGCTTGCGCTCTGCATTGCGCGCCTCGTCCCGGACTTATCCACAGCTAACATCGAACCCCTACGGCAAGCCGGGCACGGCCTTGCCAACCACGTCAACGCCTGGCCGACGACCAACAAGTTCGCCGATGCCGTCAAGCGGGTCGCAGTTGCCGCCCGAATGGTTCGAGCTCAAGCGCCCGATGGATGGCGCTGGAGGCGTGGGCTATCCCCACCTGAGGGCGTAAGCCCCTCGGACTGGTACATCGCCAGCCTCAAGCAGGAAACACGCGCCAGGGACTATCTCAGGTCCGATGTGGCCGGCCGTGCGCTCGCCGGCATTGCGCTCGACGAGGGCTGGCTCTGCACGCTCTACTGGTTCGTCGTCGACGAAGGCCGGCTACCGTCGCCGCTCGAGGAGAAGCATCTCGTCGCCATCGCCCGCAAGGCTGACCTGGCGGCGCTCGAGCCGGGGGCGTTCAGCGAGCAGCTGCTTGCACTCCGCCAGGCGATGCACGATTATGCATCGCGTCAGCTCGGGCTTCCTGCTCGAGCGATCGCGGCGTGAGGAGGGCTTGATGCCAGAGACGGAATATGCGGCTGAGGCTGGCCCGCCCCTGCAGGCGCCGCGGGACCTGACCGACAAAGATGTCGCCGAGAACCTCCTCAAGGACGCGCACCGCGAGCTGAAGATGATGCGGGAGCAGCTCGCCTTGTGTCACGCCAAGCTGGGCGTGCTCGACCTGGTCGACAGGCTGGTGGGACAGGGCAACCGCCCCATGAGCATGGTCACCTATGGCGGTGTCGAGTACACGATCGAGCGCTGGCTCCAGGAGAAAAAGCGGCGGTCGGATTACTATGAGCGAATGGAGAAGTTCAAGCAGCAGACCGCGCAGCCGTCGCGGTTCGACGAGGTGGGCGACGAGCTCGGTCGCGACACTGCAGGGCGGGAGGGCTACTGATGGCGCTCGACTACGTGAAGAGCCTGCGCGAGATGGACGCCACCGGCGGCGAGGTGACCCGCCCGACGGTCAAGCGCACTGACGAGGACATCGCCAAGGTCGAGGCGACGACCAGGGCGGTCGAGGCCGAGAACGGGCGCTATGGCCGGTTCGTCGATCAACGCGGCAAGTGGGCCACTGCCTGGCAGGCCCACGGGCCCAAGACGCCGCTCGTGGCGCCGCGTTTCGTGGCGCCCGGTGTAATCCGTCGGTCGAGCACCGGCGAGCTCACCTTGGTGCCTCCAGAGGGCGAGGCGCTGCTAATCAATCCGCAGCAGTGGGTGGTGATGTACGATGGCTCGGGCGACGCCATCATCGCGGACGACGATCAATTCCGGGCGGTGATGACGTCGGAGGCGACGGTGCGCCGGAAGGTCCAGGCTGAGGTTGAGGAGGTCGAGGAGCAGGAGGAGCCTCAGGAGGCCGGCCCCGACGTTTACGCTCAACCTACCCCCGGTTCCGCCCCGGGAAACCCGGTTCCCTACCAGATGGTGCCGAGCGTCTCGATCGACGGCTTCGTCGCCCAGGTGCTGATCGACAACCAGCGGCTCCGCCAGGAGCTCGCAATCGCCAACACGCTCAAGGTCAATGCGATCGCGGAGCGGGACAGGGCCGAGCAGGCACAAGAAGGCTTGAGCCTTGAATACGGCAACATACGCAATCGAGCGGTGCGGCTATGGACGCACGTCGTGAAGGCGATGGGCCATGACCCCGACAAGCCTGGCGTAGAGGATCGCGACATCGAGGAGTTCCTCGACGAGGCCGGCCGGCTCTGGGCCGAGGACCAGGCCAAGGTCGAGGAGGCGAAGAAGGCGCGGGTCGACGAGCCGGCGCCCGCTGTCGTCGTCACGCCCCAGGAGGCCGCCGAGGAGCTGATCCAGCGCCACCCCGAGAAACGATCGAAGTTATCCACACCGCAGCCCCGAAAGGAGGGTTGACCATGAAAAGCGCTGACGAATATGCAGGAGCTGCAGGCCGGCTGCCGTCGGACGGGCCCACCGAGAAACCATCCTCGGCCGAATTGGGGTCTGATGGGGCTGATTTGGCCCAGTTCCGGCCTGCGCCTTCTGCCGAGGGCGTGGCGGTGATGACGCTGAAGCCCGGCGATGTCCTGTCGATCGAGCAGCTCCTCGGCCTGCAGAACTACAACGCCGTGCCGGTGCGCGTGGTCGACGAGCTGCCGCCGGAAACGCCCGTAGGAGAGGCCTGGAGAGCGTATCGGGCGCTCGAGGATGCGGAGCACCAGCGCAACCTCAATCGGCGCGCCAGCGCCGCTGTGGAGCTCGTCAACCGGCGTCGCATCGAGGCCGACTACGAGGAGCGGCTCCGCGAGCAGCAACGGCACGTGGCGGAGGCCATGGTTCTCGAGATGCACGAGGGCGTCGCCGACGTCGGGCTGCAGTACGGCGCGCACCGCCTCACCAACTGCTCGCCGGGGCGCTCGGCTTATCTCACCCGCACGTCGATCGCCCGCAACATCCTGGTCGGCGCTGCGATGGGCGCCGTCATGGGCGCATCGGTCGCGATCTTCGCCGTCGGCGTCTACACCGTGCTGAGGGCGATCTTCGGATGAGCGCGTTCTGGCGGGTGCCCATCAGGGGCGGCGGCTTCGCCTACCACTGGGGCACGAAGCGCGACAACGTCGACACCGGCATCCGCGAGCAGGATGTGCGCCCCCAGCGGTTCGTGCGGCGCGGTGTCGAGTATCGCAACGAGCAGGCGGCGCTCGACGCCTGGAAAGCAGAGCAAAAATCGGAGGCCGCAACGTGAAAAACGTCCTTCCGCTCAACATCCACAACGTCCACGTCAAGACCGCCGATGTGCAGCTCAAGGTGCTGACGGTCGGGGGTAAACAGGTCACCCTGGCCGTTTTTCGTCAGCTCCTCCGCCAGCCGCTGATCACGTACGAGGGCGACCTTGCCGGCATCCCGTGGGGCGTCGTGAACTATCACCCCGACAAGTGCGAGGGCGGCCGTTCGCACTACCATGTCGTCTGGCAAATCGGTGACCAACTGCGCCGAGACAACATTCTCGCTGAGCCATCCTTCTTCGACGAAGAAGGGCCTCTTCTGGAGGCCGCTTTCCCGTGGGTGCGGGCGAGGATCAGAAACTGGATGTGGGGCGGCGACGCTGTCGAGGTCTCAGGAACGAACTACGCCGGCATGCTCGTTCACACAGTCGTGTCTGGCATCCGCCTACACGTTCCCCTCGATGAGCTCGAGGCAGCAGTGGTGGCCATTTTCCAGCGCAGCCATATCGTCAACACGTACTACACCGACACAGACAAGATCGAAGAGTTTCACTGGGCGACAGATGGTCAGCCAGGGCTTGAGGCTGCGCGCCAGAGGCTGATCGCTGCCGGCATGAAGGAAGCCGCCCGCCGCCGCAAGGTGCTCGAGACGACGGCGGGCATCGCTGCACTGCCGCAGCTCTTCATCGCGCTATGAGTTAGGCTTGGCTTGGTTCAGCATCGCGATCAACTGATTGACCTGGGCGACCAGCTTCTGCTGGTGCGCGGCGATGTCCTGCAGCGACCAGAACAAAAACTCCGCCTTGTCGGTCATCGACATCTGGTGAAAGTCATTCAGCATCTGGCTCGCGACCGAGCTGCCGCGAGCGCGGATGCGCCCCGCCATGATGATGTCGTTCGGGTGGGGCAGCTTCAATTCAGTGCTCCGATCATACCGAGGATCGTGAATATCACGATGAGCCAGAAGATGCTCTGCCCGCTCACGGCTTGGGCCTCCATTCGTCCTGTCTCAGGCGCATAGCCGCGACGCGACAGCGTACCGAACAATACTTGGCCCCGCGGGATCGAGAAGTGCCAGTGCCGGCAATCCACTGCCGGCCGCAATGCCGGCATATCATCCGCTGCGTCTCTCGCGGGCGGTGCTTCACCCGGTGCTCCTGATCTTCACGCCGGCACAGTAGAACCAGCAGCCGCGGGTGAGGAGCGGGTCGCTGGTGCCGCCGACGTGGAGCTCGGCGTTGGTCTCGCGCTCCAGCCCGTGATGCAGCTTGATCCAGTCGAGGTAGGGGAGCTCAAGCGTGGGCATCTCGCGGATGCCGAGCGACTGGAGCCGCGCGGAAAGCGCGGCCAGCATGTTGAGGGTCGGGCGCTCGATGTCGGTCTTGCTGGCCTTGCGGCGGTTGCTCTCGGCCATCACCAGCCCTCCGAGAGATTGGCGCGCGCCTTGCTCTCGCGCGTCTCGTAGCCATCGCCCTCGTCGTCTTCGGGGATGGTGAAGTAGACTGCGACGCGAGGGGCAGCACCGCCACCGAAGGAAAGGGTACGTTGTTCGAGCTGACGAAAGGCGGAGCGGAACGAGCCGAACTCGGCGAGCAGGTCCTCGGCGTTCTCCTGCTTGAACTCGTCCCAATCGTCCATGTTGTCGAGCTCGACGATGATCGAGCCATCAGAAAGGGTCTGTGTGCGGATCGGCATTGCGGTGTCTCCGGTTGGTTCCTCTTCGCCGCCTCAATATAGGCGACGGTGCATAATTTGGCAAGAACCGGCAAATCGCGTACGTTCCCGCCATGGCCCGAGACCGCAAATTCCCTGACGCCAAGCGGGTGCGACCGCCGGTCGAGCCGCCGGCGCCGAAGCAGCTCGTCCGCCCAGGCCAGAGCTACGAGGGCCCGATACCGGCCAAGGCGCGCATCGTCGGCACCAGGCCGATGAAGTGGAAACCTGAGTTCGCCGAGATCATCATGCGGTGCTGCGCGCAGGGCATGACCGACGCCGAGGCCGCCCGCATCGTCGGGGTCAGCCCGAACCTGATCTGGAAATGGAGGCAGCTCAAGCCCGAGCTCAAGAAGGCCATGGACCACTGGCGCGCCCAGGCCGACGAGCGCGTCGTGCGGTCGCTCTACGAGCGGGCGATCGGCTATACCTACGAGGCCGAGGTCATCAAGGTCATCGGCGAGCGCGTCGTCCGCGTGAAGACGCTCGAGCACGTCCCGCCCGACGTCCGAGCGGCCGAAACCTGGCTGATGAACCGGCGCGCCGGCGAGTGGCGGCAGAAGCAGGAGGTCGTCTACTCCCATGGCGACGATCCGCGCATGCTGACCGACGAGGAGCTCCTCGAGATCATCCACCAGGGCCAGCCGAAACAGCTCGAGCTCAAGGCGAACGGATCGCGCAAGCCTGGCAATGGCACGACGCACTGATCGATGGCCATATCAGTACCGGAGGCCGCAAAAACCCTCTACGAGCGGACAGCCGCCTCCGCAGGCGTCCGTCGATCCCTCGCCGCCTGGGCTGAGTATCGGGGGTTCCGACCAGCCCGCCACCACCGCTACATCATCGAGCAGCTCGAGCCCTTCATCCGCGGCGAGACCGACGACGAGATAATCCTCCTTCACGCGCCGCCTGGCAGCGCCAAGTCGACCTACTTCTCGGTGCTCGCCCCCGAGGCCTACCTCGCCCGCCACCCCCAAAACCTGATCCTCGCCGCGACGCATAGCGGGGACTTTGTGAACAGGTGGGGCAAGCGGGTCCGAAACGACGTCGTGATGCACTCCCGGGCGCTCGGCCTCGACCTCCGACCAGGCGCCGGCGCCGCCGACAACTGGGGCCTCGTGCAGGGCGGCGAATACTACGGCGCCAGCCCGAGCGGTGGCGTCAGCGGCGTGCGCTGCGACTTCGGCATCTTCGACGACCTCTTCGGCAATCGAGCCGACGCAATGTCGCCCACGGTGCGCGCCAGCCGCTGGGAGTGGTATCTGAGCGACTTCTCGGGCCGCCTCAGGCCTGGTGCCTTTCGCGCCGGCATGAACACCCGCTGGCACCTCGCCGACGTCGCCGGCCACATCATCGATCAGATCGAGGCCGGCGTCATCAAGGGCAGGATCATCAACCTACGGGCCAGGGCCGAGGCTGACGATCCGCTCGGCCGGCGCATCGGCCAGTACCTCTGGGACGACGACGACTACGGCTACCCGAAGTTCCTGCAGCAGCGTGAACGCGAGCTCGATCCGCAGACCTGGGAAGCGCTCTACCAGCAGCGGCCGGTCGCCGAGAGCGGCGATTACTTCCGCGCCGCCTGGCTGCGCACCTACAAGGCCGACAGCCTTCCGCCAAAGAAAGAGATGATTTTCTACGGCGGCAGCGACTTTGCGGTGACGAACAACGGTGGCGACTACACCGTGCACATCATCGTTGGCCTTGATGCTGACGGCCGCATGTACGTCGTCGACTTGTGGCGCGGCCAGACCGACAGCAACACCTGGATCGACCATATGTGCACGATGATCAAGAAATGGGGGCCGCTCGGCTGGGCGGTGGAGAAGGGCCAGATCAACAGCTCGGTCGGACCCTTCATGCGGCGCCGGATGCAGGAGCGGCAGTCGTTCGTCGCGATCATGGAATTTCCGACCCGCGGCGACAAGGCAATCAGGGCGCAATCGATCCGCGGGCGCGTCGCCAATCGGGGCCTCTACCTCCCCGACTATCAGCCCTGGTACAAGCCGCTGGTGGTCGAATTATTGACGTTCGATAAGGGCGTCTCGGACGACCAGGTGGATGCCCTCGGTCTCGTCGGCCAGCTCCTCGACAAGATGATCCAGGGCCAGCGGCCCTACGACGAGCCGCAGCGCAATCCGCGCGATGCGTACAAGCCCCTTGAAGACGAGCGCGTCGACAGCATGATTACGGGGTGATATGCAGGGCCGCCCTTGCAGGGAGGCCCGACCATGCCGACAGCGCGCGTCGTAGACCTGTCTCACCACAACACGATCCCCGACAGCCTTCACGACCTACGCGCGGCGGGCGTGTGGGGCGTGATCCATAAGGCGACCGAGGGCACGTCGTTCAAGGACAGCAAGCTCGACGCGCGCTACCACCTCACCAAGGACGCAGGCCTCCTCTGGGGCGCCTATCACTTCCTGCGGCCTGGCGACATGGCGAAGCAAGCGCAGTTCTTCTGCGAGACGATGCTTCCCTACACGGATCCGCAGACGCTCTTCGCATGCGACTTTGAGGTCAGCGGGATCTCGCTCGCCGAGGTCGATGATTTCATGGACAAGGTCGAGCTCCTCACCGGCCGCTCCTGCGTGCTCTACGCCGGTCACGCGCTCAAGGACGCGATCATCGCCGGCCAGAGCTCGGTCGCCCTCGCCGAGCGGCGCCTGTGGCTCGCGCAATACGCCGCGAGCCCGACGCTGCCGAAGGGGTGGAGCACCTACTGGCTCTGGCAGTACACCGACCAGGGCATCGTCTCGGGCATCACGCCACCGACCGACCTCAATGCCTTCCAGGGCACGATCGACGACCTCGAGAAGACCTGGAGCGGCCAGGGTGCGCCTGTGGTGAAGCCTCCGCCTGACGTCGATGTGCCGGCCATGGTCGGCATCACCGCCCGCGGCAAGGTCGAGATCATCGTCAACGGAAAGGTAGTCTACCCATGACAACGCTCGCCGAGCACATCGCCGAGATCAAGGCCAAGGTCTACAACAACAGCCCGAGCGCGTCCGAAGCGCTCGACGCGATCTGGAACGGGGTCAGGGCCCTCGACAAGCTGAACTACGGCTCAGAGTACATCCAGCCGATGGAGGACGAGGTCGTCCACCTGATCTGGAACCTCCACGGCTGCCCCGAGGCCGAGCACCCCTGGCCGGTGCCACCGCCGCCGCCGCCGGAAGAAGACACCAGGCGCAAGCGCCACGAATAGACCGAGCTCAGCGGGCCGCGGCTTAAGCCGACGACACTCCCCACGCCGCGACGGCGGCGAAAGAAGGTGACGAACCTTCGTCTTGCGCCTGAGGGACGGGATCGACCAGGAGGCTCGCTGGGACTGCTCTGGCGCTCGCGCGCAAATCAGGATAAACGGGGGACGGCAACGCAGACTGACTGAGGGGCGGACGGCATGGATCGGGCCGACAAGCGCCGGCGTTGCCTTGACGCCGTGGACGAGGATCTGCGGCCCTACCTGACCATCCTGTTCGATCGTGCTGGCCTCCTCGAGCGGCAGGGCGCCGAGGGCGACTGGGTCGGCTTCTACGACGACGTGCTCGACCTCACCTGGCGCCACCTCGGCCGGCCAGGCGAGCGCAACGTCGAGCACTATCCGGCCGCGAAGCAGAGGCTGCACGAGGCCGCGCCGAAGCCCTACGACAGGCCGCCGGATGAAACGCCGAAGGGCGAGCAGGACCGGAGGCGGCCCTGATGTTCCACTGGCGTCGCACGAGTGTCCTCGGGACGCTCGACCAGGTGCGGGCTCGGCGCTACCAGCGGCGCCACCGTCGCGCTCTGGCGCGGTGGGCGGAGTGGCACGGCATCGACGCCTATGGCACGCGGATCTGGATCGATTGGGCGCGCTCCCTGCTGCGTGACGAAATGAAGTTCGCGCTCAAGGAGGTCTCGTAATGGCCTACGGCGCGGGTGGGGGCATGGCCGGATTGAGCGGGTACGTACCAGGCGCGGCACGAGCCTCGCGTGACGTCTCGGGGCGTGACTACGAGGATCAGCGCCGCCGCCGGCGCCAGGGCAGTCAGGTCGACGACCCCGAGGAGGACGACGAGGACCACGGCTATCCGATCAGCCGGCTCCGTCGTCAGTTCACCGACTTCTCGAGCTCCAAGACCGCGGAGATCGAAGAGGCGCGCATCGCCCGCCACTACTTCCACAGCGACCAGCTCACCAGCGCCGAGCTGAAGATCTTGAAGGCCAGGGGCCAGCCCGCTGTCGTCCGCAACATGGTCGACAGGAAGGTCAATGGCGTCGTCGGCTTGATGGAGCGTTTGCGTCAGGATCCGAAAGCCTATCCACGCACTCCCGAGGAGGAGGCGCGCGGCGGCGACGAGCTCGCGACGGCCGTCGTGAGGTATGTCTTGGACAAACCAAACGACGACGCCCAGGACTGGCCCTCGACGGCCGCGGAGTGCGCGCGCCAGGGCGGCATCGAAGGGATCTTCGGCATTGAGATGCTGCTCGAGGGCGGCGACACCTCGACACCTGAAGAGAAGGGCACCGACTACCCCTGGTGGGAGCAAGTCAACGGCCAGGACCCCGACATCAGCTACGCCAAAGTCGACGGCGACACGTTCTTCTACGACCCGCGCTCGATGCGCCCGACCTTCTCCGACGCCCGCTTCATGGGCTCGGCGAAGTGGTTGGATGTCGAGGTCGCGATCGACATGTTCCCCGATTTCGAGGAAGAGCTCGAGGGCATGTGCACCTCGGGCGGCACGCTCGAGAGCTGGCAGCAGCAGGACCGCGAATATCGCTGGGTTGATGTAGAGGAAAAGCGCGTCTTCTTGATCGAGCACTGGTACATCTTCAAGGGAGAGTGGTATTTCTGCTATTACGTAGGTTATCAGATGCTCCATCGGGGAAAGTCTCCCTTCCTCGATGAAAAGGGCAAGACGTTCTGCCGCTACATTATGGCGAGCGTCAACGTCGACCACGACGGCGATAGATACGGCATAATCAGACCGCTAAAGCCCCGCCAGGACGAGATCAACGCCCGTGCCAGCAAGGCACTCCACATCCTCAACGCTCGCCGGATCATCGCCGACAAGGGCGCGGTGACCGACGTCGAGAAGGCGCGCCGGGAGGCCGTGCGCGCCGACGGCTACCTCGAGGTGACGCCCGGCTTCCGGTTTGAGTTCGACGACAACAAGATGGCCCAGGAGTTCGAGGGCCAGCTCCAGCTTTTCCAGGAGATCAAGACCGAGATCGACAACTTCGGGCCGAACAGCTCAATGCTCGGCGAGGATATACAGAACAAATCGGGCCGCGCCATCGCATTACTGCAGCAAGCAGGCATAGCGGAGTTGGGGCCGTTTATTCTCGTGTATAGGGCCTGGAAGCTCAGGGTCTATCGCGCGATCTGGAACACCGCGCTCCGCTACTGGAAGGCCGAGCGCTGGATCCGCGTCACCGACGACCAGGAGAAAAACCAGTTCATTCAGCTGAACGCCATGCAGATCGACCAGTTCGGCCGGCCGCAGATGGTCAACATGATCGGCCAGCTCGACGTCGACATTTTGCTCGACGAGGGGCCCGACACGCTGACCATGATGCAGGATGTCTACGACACCCTGGTCACGATGATGCAGAACGGCGCCCAGGTGCCGCCCGAGATCATGCTCGAGCTCGCGCCCATCCCCGGCCGCACCAAGAAGGCGATCCAGGCGAAGATGGCCGAGGCCCAGCAGGCCCAGCAGCCCGACCCCGAGCTCGCACAGCTGCAGAAGGCCGGCATGCAGGCCGGCGTCGCCAAGACGCAGAGCGAGGCGGCTCGGAACCAGGCCGAGGCGGCCAACACCCAGGCGCAGCTCCCCGGCAACGTCGTGAAATTGAAGGCCGACGCCAACAAGCAGCGCGCCGCGGCGTTCAAGGACGTCACCTCGAGCATCACCGACCTCAAGCGCGCCGGCAACGATGCAAAATTCCGGCAACAGGATCTCTACAATCGCGCCGACGGCGGGCTGGGCTCACTGAGCCCCGGCCGCACCCAGGCGCAGGCCGCATAGGAGGGCCAGATGGGACAGAACGCACGCGGTCAGTGGCACGGCGCGACCGACGCCGAGGATCCCGACTACGCCGCCGGGTTCTGGTACACGTTTCACGGGGCGACCGGCCTCTCGGCGGGCGCGGTGCTGCCGGCGAACACCCTTCGGCTTCTGCCCTTCAAGCTTCGCCAGCTCGTCAACATCTCGGGCCTGGGCCTCCGCATCTCGACGCTCGCCGCCGGCGGCAATGTCCAGCTCGGCATCTACGGCGCCAATCGCGACACGCTGCTCCCGACCGGGATAGTGAAGGCGTTTTCGCCCAACTTCGCGACCGATGCAGCCGTGACGCTCGCGGCCAACCTCGCTTCAGGGCCGGTGCAGTTCCCGCGCGGCATCTACTGGCTCGGTGTCAATGCCGACGCGACGGCCGGCGGTGTGGTGGCGGCCCAGACGGTTGCAGCCTCGGGGCAAGAGGTCGCCAATCTGGTCGGCGCCGCGGCGCTCGGCAGCATCTTGAGCGGCGCACTCGCGGCCTTGTTCTGTCGCTCGGTCGCGGCGACCTTCGGGACGTGGCCCGATCTCACATCGCCGACCGCCACCACCGAGACGGCCACCACGGCATGCGCCACGGGCGCGTTCCTGGTCCAGGCATAGGAGGCACGCATGGCCACGCTCTACGTCGCGGAATTTGGCTCGGTGGGCGACACCTTGCAGGGACCAATCCCGATCGCTCAGGCCTCCCCTGTGGCCGAGCAGGCCGTCGCGATCGGCGGCGCCTCGGTGCAGTCGGCCGCCTTCAGCAACGACACTCAATTCGTCCGCCTGCACGCCGACGCAATCTGCTCAGTCGCCTTCGGCGTCAACCCGACAGCAACGGCAGTGAAGATGCGGATGGCCGCCGGCACGACGGAATACTTCGGCGTCACGCGTGGCGAGAAGGTGGCTGTCATCGTCAATGTTTGAGCTCGCCCACCACTTCAGCCAGCTCGGGGTGATTGGCGGCGGCGGCGCCGGCGGCGGCTCGCCGGGCGTCTACGAGCAGGCGGCGCTCTACATGGATTTCCGCAACAATGCCGCGCGGCTGTCGGGGGCGTGGTCGAGCGCCGTCTCGCTGCTCACGACGACCCGCGCCAGCGTCGCGCAGATGGACAACAGCGCCGGGTTTTGGGGCGAGTTCGCGGCCAATCAGCCGCGCTGGTCTGACAAAGGCCTGCTCGTCGAGGAGGCCCGGACGAACTCGATCCGCAACAATACGATGGTCGGCGCGGTGGCGGGAAGCCCGGGGACACTGCCGACAAATTGGGCGGGCTTCGTCCTCGGTGGTCTGACCCAAACCATCGTCGGCGTCGGCAATGAGTTGGGGATCGACTACGTCGATATTCGCTTCAGCGGCACGTCGAGCGGCACGTCAATCGGCCTCTTTTTCGACGGCCCGACCGGTATAGCGGCGCTGAATGGGCAAGTATGGACCAGCAGCATCTTCGCCAAGCTGGTGGCGGGAAGTTTCGCCAACGTCAGCGCCGTCGTCTTGACCTTCTCTCAGAGGGATGGCGGCGGTGCATCGATTGCGTCTCTTGCGGGTGCAGATTTCCTGTCGACGATCCTGTCGACGCTGGCCCGGTTCCCGGCGACGGTTACGCTCAATCAGCCAACGACGGCGTTCGTGTTGCCCGGTCTCACCTTTACAATGGCAAACGGCGCGGCCATCGACTTCACCCTCCGCATTGGCTGGCCGCAGCTCGAGTTGGGCGCGTTCGCGACGAGCCCGATCAAGACGAGCGGAGCAGCGGCAACGCGGGGGGCGGACATCGTGTCAACGCCGCTCGCAGCGGCGGGCGCCGCTCCGGGCACGCTGTTCTCGGAAGCCTTCGCAGATCATGCCCTCGCCGCCGCCACCAATGCCCATGTCTTGAGCCTCAACGACGGCACAACCAATCAAATCATATTCGAGCGCATTCTCAACAACGGAAGCTTCGTCAGCGGCGTTGTCGATGGCGGTGTTACGCAGGCGGTTTTCACGCACAGTCCTTTCGTCGTGGGCTCGCCGTGGAAGCAAGCACTTGCCTTCGCGGTGAACGACTTCGCTGGAACGGCTGGCGGGCAAGCAGTCGCCACCGATCCCCTTGGCACTATACCGGCGGTTACCACTCTTTCGCTCGGAACGGCCAGCGTCGGAGGAGCCCAGCCGCTCAACGGCTATATCCGTCGCGCTGCGTACTGGTCGAGCCGTCTGTCGAACGCTCTCCTGCAAGCCATGACCGCCCCGTGAGGTGACACAATGACCGGCATCGTCCTCGCGCTCGTCTGCATCATCGTCTCGGCGGTGTGGGCCGTCATCGAGCCGTCGAACCTCAAGAGCCCGCAGCTCTGGGCGCTGTGGGCCATCTTCGTCGCGATCTTCCTCCAGGGACACTTCGTCCTGCCATGAGCATGCTCGGCATCATCCTCGTCGTCGTCCTGATCGTCGTTCTGATCGGTGTGATCCCCGGCGGCCCGGCACCTTGGGCGTCGAACTGGGGCCCCTGGCCGGGCGGGGTTCTCGGCATCGTGCTCCTCGTCGTGATCATCCTGCTCTTGATGGGACGCCTGTGAAGCTCGATCACCGGGGGATCATCGCGATCATCCTGGCGACGGCGATCGGCCTGGTGCTCGTGCTCGCCGTTGCCGGCGCCGTGTTCTCTGGTCGAGCGATGTCCGAATTTGGCCGCGACGTGCTCCTCGCGCTCGGCGGTGCAATCGTCGGCGCACTCGCCGGCTACTTGAGCAGCAAGGCGGTCAATGGACATCAGCTGCCGAAGTGATATTCTCCCCGGGCTGAGTAGCCCCGGGGTCCGCAGGAGGGGAGCCAACCCCCACGTCCCGGGTGAAACTGATGTGGTGGATGTGCCCACCCCCTACAAAGCCCTCGGCACAGCCACTTCGGGCCGGCAGAAAACCGGCTGACGCGTGGCACCGAGGAGTAGGCGGCGCGCTCACCGTGACCCTCGGGCCCACGGGCGCGTCGCCGAAAGCCCCGAGATGCACGTCGGAAGCCCCGGGGCGGGACGATCCCTGTCGATAGAGGGCAACGGCCCGCCCCATCCCACACCCCATTGACAACTGTGCTATTGTGGGACGATCCTCCGCGCCACGCTGCGGTGAGCGACATCACCGGACTTTCGCGATTGACGGGCCGGCGAGACAGGCCTGACGGGTAGGGAAACGGACTACATTCCTTGGCGGGCCCCGACGATCCCAGCGACCGTGAATTGTTCGATGACGCCGTAGGCGGCCTCGACCAGGTCGACGACGATCGCCAGGATGACCGCAATCAACGCCAACCGCAGCCACGAGATCCTCCGACGGGGCGCTTTGCCACGCGCGAGGATGACGGCGACGACCAGGTCGACGACGACGGCGAGGACGAGGACCAGCCGCGAGGCTCAGTCCCATCTCATCGCCAGCGCCAGGAGGCCCAGCGCCGCCGGGAAGCGGAGGATCGCGAGCAGCGCTCTCTCCGCATGTTCGACCAGCTGGCACAACGCTTCGGCTCGCTCGAGGAGGAGCTGCGCTCACTGCGCCAGCCCCAACGAGAGCAGCAGGCGCGGCCCGACGTGTGGCGCGATCCCGACGGGTTCGTGGCCGACATCGACGAGCGGTTCCAGTCGGTCGACGAGAGGGCCGAAGCCCTCGTCCGCGACAAGATGATCAACCTGACTTTCAGACGCGAACACCGCGCCCGTGGTCAGGAGTTCGAGCAGGCGTATCGGGCCTTGCAGGGGATGACCCGGCGGGGCGATGCGGCTGCCGACGAGATCACCAACGACGCGGACCCTGGTGCCGCTCTGATGGAGTGGTACGACGGCGAGCGGGTACGTCAGGAGGTCGGGAGCGATCCCGATGGGTTTGCCGAGCGACGCGCTGTCGAGCGGATGCGAAGCGACCCCAACTTCAAGCGGCGGATGGCGGAGGCGCTCGGCTTCGAGCTCCTCGATGATGGCGGCGGCTACGAGCCGCGACGGAATGGCAGAAACGGTTCTCAGACCCTCGTCAGGTTGCCGAGCGTCAACAGGGCCGGCGGTGGTGGCGGTGGTAACCGTCGCACCGGCGGAAACATGCCTGTGACGGATGGCGACTTCTTCTCGGACGCGGTCGCCGGTCTGCCCATCGCGAGAGCCCAGGAGAGGGCCCGCCACAGACAATAGCCGGCGACCTGACCCCAAGGGGTTCGGGCCATGGCTACGTCAATCATTCAGACTAACAACAAGCTCGTCCAGTATAGGCGCGAGATTATCCGCGAGTATGTGCGCGAAAACCTGTTTTCGCCGTACATGGGCACGGAGATCACCAGCATCATCAGGATCATCAACGACCTGAAGAAGGGCGGTGAACAGATTAACATGCCGCTCGTTACTCGGCTCACCGCAAAAGGCAAGGGTAAAGGCACCCTGGTGGGCTCTGAGGAGCGTATTGACAACTACGGAATGAGAATTTGGATTGATTGGGCAAGAAACGCAGTCAAGACAGACAAGTCAGAGCAGCAGAAAGACAGTGCCGACGTCTTCGGTGAGGCCCGTCCTCTACTGTCAGACTGGGGCAAGGAACTACAGCGCGACGAGATTATTCTTGCGCTGATGGCCCTGCCTTCGGAAAGCCCGCCGGCGGCGCTCGGCTCCGACGACGGTCAGCGCGTCAATGGCATTTTGTTCGAGCAGTCGACCGCGGCCCAGAGGAACACCTGGAACGCCGACAACAGCGACAGGGTGCTCTACGGCGCGACTTCGCTGAACTACAACGCGACCTTCGCCACCGCTTTGCTCACCGTCGGCCCGTCGCCGACCGATGACCTCACGGCGCCGACCGTCTCGCTGGCAAAGCTGCTCGCGAAGAAGGCCAACCCGCGTATTCGTCCGTTCAAGCTGACTGACGGCAGAGAATATTTCGTGATGTTCAGCGGCTCGCTGAGCTTCCGCGATCTGAAAATCTCACTGCAGACAGTAAATAAAGACGCTCGCCCGCGCGAAAACTCGAGCGGCGAAGGTGATGCACCGCGGAACCCAATATTTCAGGATGGGGACCAGATCTATGACGGTGTCATCGTCCGCGAAGTGCCTGAGATCGACATCATGCTCGAGGAAAACTGGCCGCTCCTGCTGACCGGCGGTGCCGGCGGCATCAGGGCGAACCCGAACTTCCTCTGCGGACAGATGGCGGTCGGCCTCTGCTATGGCCAGATGCCTCGTCCGACGTTCCTCAAAGAAGATGACTATGACTTCTTGACGGGCGCCGGAGTAGATATGTGCTACGGCATAGCAAAGGCGTTCAAGAAACACCCGATGGATGGTACAGCGCTCAAGCAGTGGGGCGTCTTTACTGTCTTCACGAGCAACAGCGCGACTTGATCTCGCGCCAAGCAGGGCCGCGGGAGAAGGTTCACCCTCCCGCGGCTTCGTCGCCGGCCTGGTGGGTCGGCTTATACTTCGCCCAAACAGGAAGGACGACCAATCAATGCCCCGTACATTCCCCGGCAAAAATCCGCCTCCCGACCACATCATCTGGGGCGGCGGCCTGATCGACTGCGCCATCCACGCCGCTCAGCTCGCGGTCGGTAAGCAGCTCGGCTCGCTGCCGATCGGCGCCCTGGTCATCGGTGTGCAGACCCAGTGCGAGACGGCGCTGGCGGGCGGTGCTCCTGCGCTGAAGTTCGGCACGACCGCCGCCACCGCCACCGAGCTCGTCGCCAACTCGGCCTATGCCGCCGCGGCCATCTCGGCGATCATCGCGCCCAACACCGTCGCGGGCTTCGTGGCGCCGCTCGCGGCCGAGACCCCGATCTACGCCAAGGAGACCGGCGCTGCGACCAGCGGCAAGGTGCGTCTCAACGTGCTCTACCGCATGGCCAACCCGCCAGGCTCGTAACAGCTCGACGCGCCCCGGTCGCAGTCATCACCCGACCCAAGCCCAAGACCAACTTGGCCGGGGCGTTTTTTTCACGTGAAACATAGGAGGCCGACATGGCCAAAGTGACTTTCCTCGGCGGTGACGAGGCGATCCTCGGTAACGTGGGTTTCATCAAGTGGCCCTACGGCCCCCCGGGGAACCAGACGGAACTGATCCTGCCGCTCAACAAGGCGGTGGAGGTGAAGAACCCGCACATCCTCTCGAAGCTCCGCGGGATGGCTCACACCGGCTACTTCGAGATCGAGGAGGACAAGCCGGAAGAGAAGCAGATCGAGAAATCCGCTCATGGAACTGGCGCAAAAGACGAGCATGGCGCCAGCGACGAGGAGGAAAGCGACGAGAAGGGCGGCACCCTCAAGGGTAGCCGGGCTCGCAAGATCACATGAGCAAGACCCGCGCGCAGCTTATCCAGCGCACGCTGCAGCGGCTCGGCGTCGTCGCCGAAAATCGGCCGGCGTTTCCCAATGAGACGGCGATCGTCGACGACGGCATCGAGCCTCTGATCGGTGAGCTGCAGCAGCGGGAGATCATCTATGTGGGCGATCCCGACGACATCGACGATGCCGTCTACGAGAGCCTCGCACTCCTCCTCGCCGATGCCGTGAAGGGCTTCTTCGGCGTGGCGGCATTGCCGCTCGATGCCGACGGAACCTCGCCGGTGCCTGTGGCCGAGGCGAAGCTTCGCCAGATCGGCTACGGCCGCTATTCGGGAGCGGTCCAGCAGGGAGAGTATATGTGATGAAGACCGACAGCCTGGAAGCAAGCGAGCAGCTCGGCGGAGCCGGTGCCACGCACCCCCGCGTCAAGCTGAGCGACATCGAAGACGCGATCGAGAGCGTCTACTACATCACCGCCGGCCAGGCGCTCGGGCTCGAGGACGATCCATCGCTCGGCCTGCTCACCGTCTGCTTCGTGAAGATGGAGAACGGCTTTATCGTCATCGGCAAGGCGGCGCCGGCGTCGCCGGAAAATTTCGACCGCGAGAAGGGCCGCACCTTCGCGTACGAGGACGCCGTGAGACAGCTCTGGCCGCTCATGGGCTTCGCGCTCCGCGATCGGCTCGTCGCCTCCAACGCCGCGGGGGTCGTCAACCAGTAGCATGGTCGACATCGTCTTCCCCCCTTCGACGGCACCAGCGCTCTTGCCGGCCGAGAGCGGGGGAAGGCTGATCAATGCGTACGGGGAGCCCCTCGCCGGGGCCCCTCCTGCCCAGTACGTCATCCGCCGCACCAGCGGGCTGAGCAAGTTCAGCGGCACCGGCATGACGCGGCCCTACCGCAGCTCGTTCTTCGACGGCACGCTCTTCTACAGCGCCTGGAACGGGCAGCTCGTAAAAACCGACAGCGCCGGCCTCTCGACGAACTACACCGCGCTCGCCGGCACCGACTGGGTGACGTGGGCGAGGAACCAGAAGACCCCGACCGCCGACAACGTGCTCGTCTGCGGCGCCGGTGCGTTCACGTTCGACGGCGCCGGCAAGGCGGCCTGGGCGGCACCGCCGGCAGCACCAAATTCAGTGTGCTTCGGTGAGGGGTATTTTTTTACGACCATTGCAGACGGCAGGGTTTATGCCAGTGGCCTAAACAGTACGACCATCAACACGCTCGACCGCGTGCAGATCCAGAGCCGCTCGAATGATGGCCTGGTGCGCGGCGTCTGGTGGGGCGGCGAGCTGTGGGTCTTCTCCAACGTCCACTGCGAGGTCTGGGGCAGCGGCGGCAATCCGAACCTCACCGGATTTCCGCTGCGCCGCACGACGGTCATCGACCGCGGCCTGCGGGCGATCAGCTGCATCACCGGCTGGGAGAAGGGCTTTGGCGGCAAGCTCTGCTTCCTCTCCGACGACAACACCATCCGCGCGATGGACGGCTATACGCCGACCGTCATCAGCGAGCCGTGGCTGACGACCTTCCTCGAGAACGTCACCGACACGACGACGCTGTCGATGGGCTGCTTTATCAGGCGCGGCCACCAGTGCATCTACATCCGCGGCGATGACTTCTGCTTCTGCTATGACTTCTCGACGGGCTGGTGGCACGAGCGTGCCTCGTATCTCTCGAACACCTGGCGCTGGATGGGCGGCAGCTCGCTCGCCTTCAATAATTGGCTGAGCGGCGACGCCTTCACCGACAACATCAGCGCGATCGATTTCACGCGCTTCGACGAGTACGGCAACTCGCTCCTCTGGCAAGTCGAGAGCGGGCCGGTGCAAGACTTCCCGGCACGCACGGCCGTGGCGCGGGCGACGTTTCAGTTTCAGCAGGGGACCGGCATCCTCGACGTCGTCGGGGCCCAGCAGGCCGACGTCAACCCGCAGCTCGAGATCAGCTGGAGCGACGATAACGCCGCGAGCTGGTCGAACCCGCTGCAGCGGCCGATCGGCCGCCTCGGCGAATACAAGAACGTCATCGACCCGCGAATGCTCGGCATGACCGGCTACGTGGGCCGGCGCTGGCGCCTTCAATGTAGCGCACGGGTCGCCGTGTCGCTCCTCGGCGGCATGTGCCTGATGGAGGAGAGGGCGTAATGGCCACGAAAAAGAAGGCGGCGGCAAAGAAGAAGGCGGCTTCCCCGAAGGTCGACTATGCCAAGGGCCTGGCCGCAGCGAAGCCGGCCGCCAAGGCCGCCGCAGCTCCAGCGAAGAAGGCCGCCGCCAAAGCGCCGCCTCCGAAGGTGGCCGCGAAGGCGCCGGGGAAGAAGGTCGTTTCGGACCCGCCGAAGAAGCCGAAGGGCAAGAGCAGCGGTGGCGGCAAGAGCCCGAACTACGCCGGCGGCCTCAAGGGTAAGGGCAGTAACAGCCTCAACCCCGCTCTCGGCGGTGGACGCACGGCCACCGGCAAGGGCGGCGGCGGCGGCAAGGGCAAGAACCAGGGCGCCGGCGGCGGCGGTGGTGGCGGCGGCGGAAGCAAGGGCAAGAACCAGGGCGCCGGCGGCGGTGGCTCGCTCTTCGCGCCGTTCAACACCAAGGCCGAGGAGGCGATCCGCAAGATCACGGTGAAGGGGCTGAGAAAGGCCCAGCACCAGGTCGTCAACAACCTCACGAAAGGCCAGGAGAACTACAAGAACCGGATCGACAAAGGCGAAAAGGCGATCACAACCGGCGAAACCACCGGACGCCAGGACATCAAGTCGAGCGTCAACAAGGCGGTCTCGGGCGTGACCCGAGCGGCCGATCGCGCCCGCGGTGACGTGACCTCGTATAACACCCTCGCCAGGAGCAACATCCGCGGCGGCGAGACCAAGGCCCGCGGCGACATCTCGAAAGGTGCGGCGACCGGGCGGAGCGACATCAAGACGGGCCTCTCTGGCTCGGAGGGCGCGCTCGGCAGCGGCCTGTCGAAGAGCACGGGAGCTCTCACCACCGGCCGCGACAAGTCGCTCAGCGCTCTCTCTGCGGGCAAGGGCGAGACGCTCGGCGCGCTCGGCGCTGGCCGCGCGAAGAGCCTCAGCGCGCTCGACACGGCGCACACCGCGGCCAGGGGTGACATCACCTCGGCGCGCGATACCTCGCTCGGCTACTACGACCCCTATGCGGCGGCCGGCGCGAAGGGCAGCAACAGCTACGCCGACGCGCTCGGCCTCAACGGTCCCGAGGGCGTGGCGCGCGCCAGGGCGCAATTTCAGACGGGCCCGGGCTATGACTTCGCCATGGAGCAGGGGTTGACCGGCGTCGACCGGCGGGCGGCTTCGCGCGGCGAGCTCGGTGGTGGCGGCAACACCATCGACAGCATCACCTATAGCCAGGGCCTGGCGAACCAGGAATGGCAGAACTACCTCGGCCGCCTTGAGGGCGAGCAGGCTCTCGGCGCGACCACCGCCGGCAGCATGGCGGACATCACGGGCACTGCGGGCTCGGCGCTCTCGGGCCTCGACACGGGCTATGGCCACGATGTCGCCGGCGTCGAGACACAGTACGGCCAGAACGTCGGCGATGTCGCGACCGGCTACGGCCACGACGTGGCGGGCCTGCAGACGCAGTTCGGCCAGGACGTCAGCGGCCTCAACACCGACTACGCCAAGGGCCTCGCGGACCTCCGCACGGGGGCCGCTACCGGCCTCGCCAACATCGCCGGCCAGGAGGGCACCAACCTCGCCAACATCTCGAGCGCTGCGGCGGGCGACGTCGCGGCGAATGAGGTAGCCGCCGGCAACCAGCTCGCCAGCATCGGCACCAACGCAGCGACCACTGCCGGCGGCTACGAGACGGCCGGCGGCAAGGACATGGCCAACCTGACGGCGGACGCCTCGGGCCGTGTCCTCAACGCCGACGTGCTCGCCGGCAACCAGAACTACAATTTCGCCACCGATCTCGCCAACATCAAGAACGCCACCACCACCGGCATCGCGGCGGCGAACAGCGCGAAGCAAGCGGCGAAGGACGCCACCGGCGCCAACATCTGGGGGACCGTCCTCGGCGTCGGCAACACTGCGGCCAACCTCGCCACCGGCCGCCTGCCGACGACCAACGCGACGAGCGGCGTGCAGACCAATCCTCCCTCGGTCGTGAGGGTCTGATGGATCCGAAGACCAACTACGCGGCAATGCTGAAGGCGCGGAAGAAGCCGCCGCGCAACTCCGAACCCTCGTCGCTCGATCTGCTGCGCGATCGGTTCGGCCCGCCGGTCTCCGATCTGTTCGCGGAGCCGCAAATCCCGCGCCTGGACGAGGCCGGAATACAGCAGGCATTGGACGAAGCCGGCAACCTCATGTTCGAGGGGACGATCGGCGGCAAGGGGATCAAGGCGCCGAAGGGCAAGGGCAAGAAGGCGCCAGTTGACGACGCCTTCGATCCCGAGGCGCGGATGCGGGGGAAGACCGGCGAGGAGAGCGCCGGCGATCTCTTCGATCTCAGCCGCGAGACGCTCGAGAAGCGGCCCGACCGTCCGCAATTCGATCTGCCGCGGAACGTGCCGGCGCGCGGCGCGAGCGAGCGCATCCTCGACCTCACCTCGCGCGGCGATGTGCGCGACGAGATGAAACGCTACGCCCTCGAGGGCGTCGAGAAGGGCGGCAAAGGCTGGTATAACCTCCAGCAGCTCCGCGACCGCTTCGTCAGCGAGTACGGCGAGGACCGCGGCGACCAGGCCTTCCGCCGCTACGTCGACATGATGTCGGCCACCTCGCCACGCTCCAAGCTGCCGGCGAACATCAAAAATGCCTCGCTCTACTATCACCTGTCGATGGGCGGCAAAGAGGTTCCCCGCGGTGGCAACGAGCCTTTCAGGACCGAGATCCCGCCGGAAGACTACACGCCGAAATACGGCTCCGAGAGCGCGCCGGAAGGGTCGCTATACTCGCCGGCACAGCCAGGCTACGGCCACCTGGCGCAGAACCTCCACCGCATCAACGTGCGGGAGGCGCTCTCGCCTGAGGGCTGGGATGTCTTCACACATCCGAAGCCGCCGAGCTACGGCGAGAACCTCTACGGCAACTGGCGGCCTGCGACGATCGACGCGCACGCCATCAAGCTGCCGGCGATGATCTCGGGCGACCCGCGGTTCCTGATGGGGTCGAACACCGTCAAGGACAAGTTCGGCAACAAGATCACCACCAACCCGGCGAAGGACTACAAGGAAGGCCGCCTGACGCTCGAGGAGGCCGCCAAGGATCCGAAATATTGGGAGGTCCAGCCGCGGGCGAACGAATACCCGGCCATGGAGCGCTACTACAAGGACATCGCCGACGAGCTCGGCATGGACCCGGCGCAGTTCCAGGCCTCGGGGTGGACCGGCGGCGGCGAGCGCACCGGCCTCGGCTCCGACGAGAACAAGAGCGCGCTGGAGTTCTTCGCTGACGCGGCGATCGCCGCAGCCAAGAAGCGGGGCGTGCCACCGCGGCAGATCGTGCGCGACTTCATCCGCGGCAAGATCCCGCTCGCCGTCGCCGGCGGCGGCGCCGCAGTCACCGTCGACGCGCTCGACAACGACACTAAACAGCAGCTCGGCATCGGCGGCCGTGACGCGCCTCCTCGCGGCGACTGGGCTGCCGGCCTCAAGGAAGGGGAGGTCTACTGATGGCGCTCGACACGCGGTTCAATCTCGACCCGGCGAAACTGCAGCCGAATAGCGATTACGCCAGGCTCCTCTACGAGGGCACCGCAGGCATCGGCGACACGATCCAGAAAAACCGGGCGACGAGGGCAAAGCTCAATCTCGAACGGGAAGCGGAGCGCAATCGCGTCGCGCTCGCCGGCCAGGAGAGCGAGTGGCGGCGCCTCGAGGCCGAGCGCGAGCAGCGCAATTGGGACGCCACGATGGCGCTCAACACGCGCAAGGAAAACTTCGACGAGGCGCACCCGCCGCACACCTCGCCCGATTTCTGGCAGCCTGACCCCAACAAGCCCGGCGCGCTCATGCCAACGGTCGGCGGTCCATACGACAAGGACAGGATCGCGGAGATAGCCAAGGCGAGGTATCGCACGCCTGGCACCAAGCTGCTGCCGAAACCGCTGCAGGACGACCTCACCGTTGACGGTCAGGATCTCGGGAACATGGGCCGCATCACCACAACGTGGAAGCCGGACTACGGCGGCCACACGGCGACCGGCGAGTTGACGAACGATCTGGGAAGGATGGGCTTCGGCGCCAGCAACAAAGACCAAGCCAACTGGTGGGCCGACTACCGGGCCAACATCGCCTCGATCAAGCGGAACCGGCTCTATGGCGCGAGCCTGACCGACAACGAGCGCGCGGACTTCGATCGCAACGACATCAACCCGGGAATGGACGCCGGACTGATCCAGAAGAACCTCACGCGGCAGCGGGACATCCTCCGCATCGCCGCCACCAGGAAGGCCGGCGGGCTGATCGCGCAGCAAGCCGATCCGACGGCGGTCGAGCAGTACCTGGGCATTCACCTCGAGGATCTCGGCTTCAAGATCAAGCGCGGCAACGACAACAGAATTAGCGAGATCACCGAGTTCCCTGTCATCGAGGGCATGGACTTCGGCTCGGGCGGCTACAGCACCGCCGGCAGCGATCCCAATAGCCTCGGCACTATCCAGCCGTCCGAGTAAGGGCACCAGGTCATGGTCGACTATCCCAATAACGCGCCCGCGGGTGTCAGCTTCACCGACGACCCGCAACTGACCTCGCTCGCGGGGAGCAGCCTTCCGCGCGGCGTGAACTATGCCCAGGGCCTCGCCGCGCAGGCCGCCATGGCGCAGGGCGGCTCGGGAGGCTCTACGGCGGCACCGGCGGCGCCGGCCGCGTCAGCGGGCTCCCCAGCCCCCGCAGCGGCCTCGTCGGGCACGTACCAGCCGCCGGCGCGCATCGACCTCGGCTACCGCGCCCCCGAGGCCAAGGGCGCCGCGGACAGCGCTGCCCGCATGTCCGATGTCGGCAAGGTCTTCGCGGGCGAGGTGCCGTTCCACGCGCTGCCGCCGAGCTGGCAGGGCCGCCTGCACGAGGCCTTCGGGCCCACGGCGCCGGCGCACTACGATGCGTTCCGCGCCAAGGTGGCTGCGGTCTCGCCGCAGGCCCAGATGGAACGCGACTTCGGCAACATCGCCGCCGGCCGCGGTCGCTCGGCCCTCCCCGACCGGGACTACCGCACGACGGCCGGCCAGGAAGCCTCAGGGCCGCCCTCTGGCACGATCATGCAGCCGCGCGGGCCCTCGGGCACCATCCTGCAGCCGGGGCAGCCGGATGCCGTGGGCGGCACCATCTCGCCGCCGCAGTCGACAGTGACCATGAACCCGCATCAGCCGGTCGGCTTTGAGGGCAACCCGGCGTTCCAGCCGTCGAACACCGGCGCCATCTCGCCGAGCGAGGTCACCGCCACCGACGCCTTCGGCGGGGCGCAGGCCAACGGCCCCGGCACGGCCGGCGGGCCACCTGGTGGAGCTCCTCCCGCTCCCGGCGCCGCCGGTGGCCCGCCCGATCCGCGCCTGCGGCCCGGCGATGCCGAGCAGCCCCCGGGCCCGGGCTCGAGCATCACAGTGAAGCCTGGCGACAATCTCTGGACGATCGCGCGTGACACCCTCGGCGATCCGCGCAAGGCCAAGGAGATCGCGCAGCTCAATAACATCCGGCACCCGTCAATGATCCACCCGGGCCTGGTGTTACGGCTACCCGGCGGGATGGATCCGGCGAACGTTGCCACGCCGATTATGAGGCCGGGTGCCCCCACTACCGCGGGACCGCCGCAGCCAGCTCCACCGCAGCCAGCTCCTCCTCCGCCGGCTCCGCCGGCGCAGCCTCCGCCAGCGGATTTTTCCGGCGGCGGTGGCGGCAACATCGGCCAGATGGGCCAGGGCGACGAACTCGACGACCTCACCCAGGCCGCTGCGGTGCGGGCGCACGAGATGCTCAGCGGAGACACGTCCGACCACCTGGACGAATACCCTTTTCACCCTGGCGGAGGCGACGTCGGCGCGCCCCCGCCGGTTCGTCCTTCGCCGGCGGCCTCCAGTGAGCCTCTCACCCATACCGGCGGCCCGGGCACCGGGCGCTACGCCGCGCCGCCGGCGGCGGTCATCCGCGAGCCTGGCTACCAGCGCTCGCTCGAGATGCAGCCCGCCGTCGATCGTGCGGCGCAGGAGCGGGCACGGGGCCTTGAGCCCTATCGCGACCCCGGTGCGCTCGGGACCGACCCGGCGAGGATGGAGCGGATGCGGCAGGAGCTCCGGGCGGGCGGCAAACATGCTGACTACTCTGGCCCCCTCAAGCTCGCAGGGATGGGAGACATCCTAAAATCTCATCCCTACCCGCGCTCGCCCGGCTGGCGGGATCCGATGCTCGACATGCAGCAGCAGTTCGAGGATACGACCATTCCAGGCGAGTTTCCGCATGGTCGCCCGCCGGAGATCCTGCTTCGGCCGGAGACCCCCAACTTTTACCGGGATCGCCAACTGAATAGAGGCTACGGCGATCAGCCAGACCTCCATCTCAGCCGGCAGGCGGCGCTCTCTGCCAACGACAACGGCCTGCCTGGCGTGCCGGCGATGACCAACCCTGGCCGGCCGCTGCCGAGAGCGCTGCAGCCCAACATCATGCCCGACTATCTGCGCGGCCAACGTCCGCTGCCGGTCGGGCGGCCCGCCAACCAGGCGGCGCTGAGTGAGATCCTTCAGGCGCGCCAGCACCGCTTTGGGCTGCCCGAGAGCATCCGGCGGCAGCTCGAGCTCGAGGGGTATGCCTGATGCAGGTCCACTTCAACTATCCCGACGGCACGAGCGACACGGTTGAGGCGCCCGACAAGGCGACCGCCGCGGCCATGGCCCAGCAGAAGGTCAACGCCTGGGCTGCCGGGCGTAGCGGCGGCCGTAACGACGACGCGCTCGGCCCCGTCCTCGAGGGCATCACCGGCGGCTGGCTCGACGAGGCCTCGGGCGGCGTCGGCGCGCTGATCAGCGCCATGGGTGGCGGCACCCTCGAGGAGGGCTATCGCCGTGGGTTCGAGGGCAGCAAGGGCCGGCGCGAGGGGTTCGCGAAGCGGAACCCGAAGACCTCAACGGCGCTCGAGCTCGCCGGCGGCGTCGGCTCCTTCGCGCTCCTCCCCGAGGTCAAGGCTGCCCAGGCGCTCGGCGGTGCCGCCAGGCTTGGCCGCGTCGGTGCGCGTCTGACCGACGCTGCAGCGACTGGCGCGGCCTATGGCGGGGCGGCTGGCGCCGGCTACGCGGAGAGCCCCGAGGGCCTCGACAGTAGGCCTATCGATGTGGCTGCCAGCACGGTCGGCGGCGCGCTCACCGGAGCGGGCCTCGGTGCGGGCCTCGGTGCGGGCGGCGAGGCGGTGCTCGGCGGGGCAGCGGCTGCCGGCCGCGGGCTGCGGCGCGCTGTCATGGGCGACGTCACCCGCGCCGATGTCGAGCGCACCGTCGGCCGCAACGTGCGCCGTGAGCATGGCGGCACAGTCGACGACCTCGTCAACGAAATGCGCGGCCTGCAGGGTGAGGGCTACGACGTCCGCATCGGCGACATGGGCGGCGTTCGCACCCGGCGCATGGCGCGGGCGGCGGCCGACATCAGCCCCGAGGCGCAGCAGACGCTCGAGGGCGTCACCCGGCCGCGGTTCGAGAGCCAGAGCGGGCGCACCCAGGCGGCGATCGAGCGCGAGAGCGGCGGCGTCGGCGAAGAGACCCGTTTCGGCATGGGCGACCGCATCCGCGCGGCAGAACGTGAACGCGGCGCGCTCTACAACGAAGCCTACCAGCGCGGCGACGAGGGCATCCCATGGTCGCCCGAGCTCGCCGACCTGGCGCACGACGACCCGACCTTCCGCGAGGTCATGCGGACGGCTGCCCAGCGGCTGCAGCAGAACAATCATGCGGCGCGGGCACGCGGTGGGCGGCAATGGGATCTCTATGGCCGCGAGCCCAGGCCGGCCCGGGGCATTGGCGACAACAGCGGCAGCGGCTCTGGACCGCGTGGCACGCTCGCCTACTGGGACCAAGTCAAGCGCGAGCTCGACCGCCGGATCAACGTCGCCGGCACCAACGAGGGCGGCCGGCAGACGGAAGAGGCCCGCGCGCTCGACATGATGCGGCGGACGCTCGTCGAGCACCTCGACAGCCACGTGCCGGCCTATGCCCATGCCCGTGGCCGGGCGCACGATCTCTTCGGCGGGCGCGATGCGCTGCAGATCGGCGAACACGCCTTCGACACCGGCATGACCGGCACCGAGATCCGCCGCGTGCAGGCCGAGCTGACGCCGTCGGAGCGGCGGCTGTTCCAGATGGCATGGATCAGCAAGATGCAGACCCACGTCCGCCAGATGGGCGACACCACCGACATTGGGAAGAAGATCGCGGCGAGCGACCATGCGCGCGACCAGCTCGTCGCCGTGTTCGGCCGCGACCGGGCCGAGAACCTGATCCGCCATCGCGACATCGAGCGGCGGCTGAACCTCCTCGACATGGAGGTGCGCGGCAACAGCAAGTCGGTGCGCTATGCCATCGGCGCGCTCGGCGGCGCCGGCATTGGCGCGCTCAGCTCGGGCGGCAATCTCTTCGACACGCGGACATGGATAGGCGCTGGTCTCGGTGCGGCTGCAGCTCTCGGCTTCGGGCGCACGCGGGCCGCGCTGTCGGGCATGATCAACGAGCGAGCGGCGCAGTGGGTCGCGCACGCGCTGACCAGCCGCGACCCCGAGCTGCTCCGCCGCATCGCGAGTATGGGACAGCGCGACCCGCAGATCCGCGAGGCAATTTCACGGCTCGGTCGAGTGGGCGCCGGCGTCGGCACCATGGGCACCGAGCAGGCGATGCATTGAGGGCAACGACATGGCCGGCTTCTGGCACCTCTCCTCGACGATGATGTTTGACGAGCTCGGCGTCCCCGCGCCTGGCGCACAGGCCTACTTCTATGCGGCCGCGGTCCTCGACGAGCTCGCCGTCTACAAGGACAGCTCGCTCACCACCAAGTGGAACCAGCCGGTCACGGCGGACGGCTTCGGCCGCATGCCGAACGTCTACCTCGACGACACCGCCGCCAGCTACTACCGCTTCCGCGTCACCAGCGCCCAGGGCGTGGAGCTGATCGCGCTCGCCTCGATCCCCATCAACGCCGGCAGCGGCGGTGGTGGCGGTGGCAGCGGCGTCGACCCCACGACGATCTTCTCGACCGGCTTCGTCATGTGGGGGCTGAGCGCGCAGCAGATCGCGGGCTTCGTGCGGCTGAATGACCGCACGATCGGCAGCGCCACCTCGGGCGCCGTGGAGCGCGCCAACGCCGACTGCAATGCGCTGTTCCTCTACCTGTGGAACAACTTCACCGATGTCGTCTGCCCGGTGTCGACGGGCCGCGGCGCGAGCGCTGCAGCGGACTGGGCGGCGAACAAGAACATCGGCCTGCCCAACATGCGCGGCAACACCGCCTTCGGTGTCGACGGCATGGGCAACGTGCTCAACGGCAAGATCACTGCATCGACGACGGCGACGCC